AAACTTCTTAGCAGGAACCCTATATGCTAACTCTGATTTTGGACGGTCCATACCATCTTGTATAGGTTTAAAGAAAAATGGATAATTAATACTAATTGGTACTACTTTATCTGTAAACATCTTTTTTGCATCGGCACCAGTTTTAGATAATATACCAAATCTGCTATCACTAGCTAATGTAGCTTGATGAACTGTTTCTGCTGAGCTCATGAAAGAAAAACCAGATCGTCTATTCTTTAAGTAACACATTCCGTAACTTCTATTATCTGCTTTACAGGCCTCCCAGAATATAAAAAACAATCTGTTTGCTTCTCTAAAATCAGGAGCTCCAACATCAATCTTGCTCCATTGTAAATACATGTAATGTGTGCCAGTTATGTAGGTTGGTTCGCCGTTATTCATAAACCAAAAACCCTCTTCTCTTCTTCTAAACTCTTCGTCTATATATCCATAATGTTTTTCTTTAAAATCATCTGGATAGTCTTGCCAATCAAATACTGTTTTAATTCTTTTAAAATCAGGGTTCGCTGGAAATTGTTTCCATTTTTGCTCTGACTTTATTTTACTGCAAGAATATATTTCTTTAGGTTGTTTAGGTAAGGCTATTTGAAAACCTTGTATTTCTAACACCTCACCTATCATACCAGTTTTTGATATTACAACAATATCATTTTCTTTATTGTAGCCATACTCCCACTTCTTAGACTTATTAAGTCTCTTAATGGTGTTTGTTTTTACTGGTTCTATGACCCTGTATAATGTTTGTTGATACATTATTTAGATCTTCCTTCTGCGAATCCCTTAAAAACTGTTTTCTTTTCCTCTTCAATCGGCCTGCCTTCTAGCATGGCTTCCTCCTCGTGAATTCTGTTTAATATTTCAAATGCATCAAATATAGCTAACTTCTTTGTAGCTGCAGCATTTTTTAATCTATCTGCTGATATATCTTCGTCTGAATCAACTATTTCTTCTCTAGCAACTTTAATTAACTCTTCAACCGCTTTGTGCCCAGCTTGGATTATATTCTTCTTCGTTTCCTTGATATTCATATTTAATTGTAATAAATTTATTTAAAACTCTATATAATCTTTCCCCGTTTACAATAAACTCATATTCACTCACTGGATCAAAACCAACAAGTTCTTGTTTTTGAAAAGTTCCATCAGAGTATTTTATAATACCTATTAGTGGTTTTTCATTATTTAAGTTAAACTTATTAGTAGCTTTTAGTGGTTTCACAAAGCTAAAACCAGACATTGTTTTCCAAGTATCTTGATTATATAAAAATAGTTGATCTTCTGAAACTAAATATCTATTATCACCCATGTAAGACCTACTATTTCTTTCTCTACCTTTAACATCATGCCATCTTCTGAATACATTATGATGAACTATTACTTCATCACCCACTTTAATAGGTGATTGAAATAATAGTGGAGTAGCGATTACCTTTGCTAATCTATTTACATAGTGATGATTATAAATCTCTGTATTTAGTATTAATTCTTTATCATCAATTTTTTTAGAATTATTATAACGTTCACCTATGGGTGATACTATAAAATCTTTATAAGCTCTCATTAATACTCTAGATTGTATTCAACTGATATAGCCATATTTTTATTAAAATCTTTCCAAGGTATAACTACCTTTTCTTTTCTAATATAAATAGAATACTTATCTTCTTCTTCTATTATATCACAGATCTTATGACCTCCATAAACTTCCTGATTAACAGCATAATGCATAGAATCATTTTTATAGTCTTTACCTATTGTAATTTTTCTAATTATATTATTTTTCATTGTTGGCTCTTTGTACGTCTTCTACAGTTGTATTTTTAGGCCAATTAATAGTTCCATCATTTAAATTAATGTCGTAACTACCATACTCTCTCATTAATGTGTCTTGCATTAATGTTATTTTATCTTGAGAAACAGATAACTCGTGTAACATATTGTGCTTTTGAGTTTCCATTTTACCTATATTAAACTGAATTGTATTTATTCTATTTGCTATATCTTGAAGCTCTTTTAAGTGCTCATTAGATACTTTTTCTACTCTAGTCTTTAATTCGACTTCTTTTTCTTTATTTGCCATTTTATTTAATTTTATTTAATTATTAATTTTATTAATCAGGTCTATTCACTGTAGCGTTTACGCGTCTAAAGTAAACTATAGCGCCGGTTAAAGCCGCCGAAAACGGACCTATATTTACACTTAATCCTTCATCTTGAGTTCCACCCGATTTAGTAACTTCTATACTAACCTCTGTATAGGACGGATATGTAATAAATGGGGTGAAATTAGTGGATACAGCGTCAAAGCCACTTATCGTGGTTGATATTGACACAGCGGATCCATCTCCGGGATCCCATTTATCATTTGCCGCACCAATCGCCATTTCATAGCTGAACGTAACAACATCCCCGTCTATTAAACCTCCATCTAATTCAGACGCGGAAAGTAAAGTACCCTGCCACGTGGTGCAACTGTCGGATAAACTCCCACTTAAATAAGCCACGTATACATGGTTGTCATTACTACGAGATCCGCCTGTTGCGTTAACAGAAACATCGCTAGAACTACAGGGATTAAAAAGCCAACCTTGTTCACTAGACAATTTATATTCGGAATCACTCATCATCCAATTACTAGCATAAGTAAATACTCCAGGACCTAAAACAGGACTACCATACATTAATCCACTTGATAAACCTAACATTAGTCTCCAAAGTAAGCTATTATCATACCGTCATTATCGTTCATTGACACAGAATCCCATCTCCCATAAATAGTAACTCCTTTCGGAAAAGTATTACTTGAGTCAATAGCCATACCACCAACCCCACTAAACCCTAGTTTGTTTGTTTTCTTAAACACAACAGTAGCGTTATTTCCTATAAAGGTTGTAGTGCTTCTGTTTATTTCTTTTGTATTATCTCCATTTGGATCTAAAGCTGTTACAGTTCCTAAGAAAACTCCTTCTTCTGTATAAAGCTTATCACCAATTTCTATATTATCACTATTACTTGTTCCAGCATTTTCTTGATCAAATTGCACTAGATTCGAACTAGATGCCCCATCTACTGTTCGAGTGTAGGCTCCACCACTATGAGCAGCACTTCCTATACTTGGATATGTATTAGTATCTTCAGTTGTCAAAGCACTGAGTTCTGTGTTGGCTAAAAACTGAATAGCTATAATTACTTGTCCTTCTGGAGGTACTATAGTATTAGCCGAAGCATCAACAAACGCACTCCCCCATTGCCCAAATCCATATTCAACCGTGTTGTGTTTGTACCCCATGTTTTAAGTTTTAGTATTCTAATCCAAGCATTAATTCTATTGGAGTTTTAAAACAGACTTCATCGTCATCAGCTAGTGTTGCCGCTACATTTGATGTTAATACTAATGTCGTGTGAGAACCATCATCAGATATAGTTGAAACTGTACCGATTGCTGCACCATCAGCTGCAACTAGTTCATCTCCAGGGGCGAACAATATATCACCAGCTGTACCATCGCAGTTTAAAGTAGCTGTTGCATCAGCGGTATATCCAGATCCATTATCTATTTCCATGCCTGTACCAAAATCTACTCCACCTTCAGCTGCTATACCAGCGACCCATATAGTTTGATAACCTTTGGTTGTTCCAGAATAATTTGGATCACCTTCTAATATTATAGGTGAGAAACCAGATATCATTCCGCCTGTTGCATCATCTTTGTCTTGCATTCCATCAGCAAGTATACTATATCCAACAAGCTCAGCGTCAGTACTTCTTGTCTCTGTTGCCGCCAAGAACTTATAACCTATAATATGTTTTCTAATTAAAACTGCATTAGCTACCGCTAGCGCTGAATTAGAAACTGGTAAAGCCGGAGGAGCGACTCCATCGATTGATTTAGCAAAAATAAGTGACATATTCTTGTCATTAGCGGCCGCACCGTTTGTTCCTTGTACTATGGCTGTTACCGATCTAATCGCACAACCACCTCTTGGAATTTCAAGTGCATGCCAATCGAACAGCACGTCACCTGCGGTATAAGCGGTAGCGTGTGCCGCTCCGTTAAATGCTGGTTTAAATCTTGCTAAATGAAATTTACTTTGTATTGCCATAATTTTTTATTTATTATTTTGTTGTTCATTCTTTTTTGACGATCCGCCGAAAAAGAAATCGACTATCGTGTTAACTTTAGCACTCATTGCGCCAAATATTGTTGATATAAAACTTATCTCAAATTCTCCTAAATCTAGATCACCCATCACAAAGTATCTAAACATAACAAAACTTAAACCAAAGTATGCTACCGTGAATAGTGTCGCAAGTATCTTTTGAATAAGCGCATCGTCTTTATACATATCGCGAGCGCTCTTTCTGTCTTCGACTTCTTTAGCGAAGGCTTCTGTTTCAGCCTCGAGCAATAAGCGTTTGAGAGCAAGCTTAGCTTCATCTCTCTCTTTGTCTGTTGTAATAACCTTGTCAAGTATTCCTTCTGCATTTTCAACTACTTTGCCGAATAAGCCACCAATTATGTTCTTTATCATCGTTCATTATCTTTTATCATATCATCGATAGACTTATTCATTACCTTATCGGTGTATGACTTGTTATTAAAAAACACACTCTTTTCTGACGTAGGTATATCTTCTTCTCCTAAGAGTATCCTATATATTCTACTAATTAAGTGTGAGCATTTAAAAGAGGTTTTGAATACAGAGTATTTGATGGTTGTTCTATTTCTGTGTCTCCAAGCTTCTATCCAACCATTCCTCCTTAATTTTTCCCAACGGTTCTTGTCCCAACTCATGGTGTATGTTCCGTCAATAAATTCATTTCTTGTAAAACGTCCCTTGCAATCTAAATAAATTAGTAATTCAAGATCCGCATCTGCTAACCCGTAAGTTTTACAGGCCCATTTTCTAACGAGCCTGTAATACTTAAGGATTTGTAAATCACGTAAATCGTGACTTGTTAATCTCAATTATTATGAATCAAGAGTTACTACTACTCCAAAAGATGCATCATCTTTTATAGTGTCTATATCTCCATAATAAACGCCATTATCCACGTCAGCAATAACCACTGTACCACTTGTGTGTGGACCAGAGTTTATAGCCTCTGCTATAGATCTAGCAATTAATTTAGATCTATGATACGATCCTGCTGTAGCGTGAGTATCAGCGTGTGTTATCTTAATGATATCTCCAACACCACCACCACCATCGACGTCACCCATTGGGCTATCGAAGTATATATAAGTGTTTGTTGCGTCATGTGGTTCTACACCTAAAAATCTAGATGCTGGATACATAGCCGCTTCCGTAGTTGCATCAGCGCCACCGCCTTCTGCAAAGTATAAATATTTTTCTGCCATTTTATAAAAATTTTATAAGTTATTAATTAAGCTATAGTACATCCAGTCACAAGACCATTAAATGCTTTGTGATAGGTTGCTGCTTGTCCGTTTGCTACATTAGCATCAGCTACTACTTGGAATCCAGTTGAATGTGGATGCGCGTTCATAATATCAGCTAAAGCATCTAACACAGCTTTTTGATTTCCATTAGTACAGTTAAGTGTAACTGCTTCTCTAGTTGCAGCACCTTCGATGTCTTGAAAATAAAGCACAACACCACCAGAAACTGGATCACAACCTAAGTAGCGATCAGCTGGTAACATCATAGCTTCATTTGTAGTTTCAACGTCGGCTTCTGCGAACCATAACATATTTTTTGCCATTTGTTTATATTTTTATGATTATTAATTAATTGATTTTGATTCTAAGTTTCTTGTTTATGGTTTATAGTTTATGTATAATCTACTTTAATAGATATTACACGTTTTTTAAGAATAGTAACTATTCTACTAGTACTATGTCTCTCATACGTATAACTCTGTATAATTCGTCGTTATATCCAATATCATGTCCAGCGTGCTTGTCATAAAAAATACTATCTCCTTTTTTTACTACTTCAACTAGATTTCCAACTGAAATTATATTAGCTTTCTTATAACGATTTGACTCATCTGTCTCATCTGTCAAAATTAGACCACTTACCTTCTTCGGTTCTTCTTTTATTATATCTACTATAACGTAATCGTTAATTGCTTTCATCTATTCTTATATTTGAAATTACACAATCTGCTGACATTATAGTTAATGCTACACTTACAGCATTTTTAAGTGCAGACTTAGTTACAAGTACTGGATCAATTATTCCTTCTTTAATCATATTAGGAAATGTTCCATTTACTACATTACAACCATAACCCTCTTTCATATTGCTAGGATTCATAGATAATCCAGCATTATCCATGATAGTTTCATATGGTGAAGTCAATGCGTTTAGTAGTACTTCACCGGCTGGTCCGGTCGAAATTTTTTGAGAAGCGTTAAGAAGAGCAACCCCGCCACCTGGGACGATACCTTCTTGCAGGGCCGCTTTTGTAGCGTAGATTGCATCTTCTACTCTATCTTTCTTTTCTTTTAATTCTACTTTGGAATTTGCTCCAACTTTAATTACACCAACACTACCAGATAATGTAGCTAATCTTTGCTCTAACTTCTTTTTAATAAAACCATTTTTCTCTTCAGCTAACTTTTTATTTAACTCATCTATTCTACCTTCGATACCATCTGTCATACCCTCAAGTGTTAAAACGGTAGTTTTATCATTTGTTACAGAAAACTCAGCTTCACCCAAATGTTCTGGCTTCATAAGATCTAAATCATCTCCCAGCTCTTCGTTTAATATAGTTGCCCCGGTTAATATAGCTAGATCTTCAGTAGCATCTTTTTTAGTAGGACCAAAACCTGGAGTGTCAATAATGTTAACTTTAATATTACCTTTAACCTTGTTCATCATTAAAGCGGCTTTAACTTGCTGTGCAACTGGTGCTACTATAAGTAAAGCTCTATTGTTTTTAATAACATATTCCAGTATATTTTGTATTTTACGTACATTAGGTATTTCAGATGAACATACTAATACTAAAGGATTGTCTAATTCACACGCGTGTTTTTCTGTGTTAGTTACAAAATGCGGAGAAGTTAACCCACAGTCTATTTGAACACCATCAACGACTTCAACGTAAGTGCTCTCTGTTGGACTTTCCTCCATTAGCACAACTCCGCTTTTACCAACCTTTTCATATGCTTCAGATATTATAGCTCCAAGCTCTTTGTCATTGTTACACGATATTGAACTGACAGATTTAAGCATGTCACCTTCTACGTCAATAGCTATACTATTTAAATAGCTAATGACACTATCTAGTGTTTCATTTACTCCATCTTTAATTTCTCTGATTGTAAGACCATCTGCGACCGCAGTGTCTATTTGTTTGATTAGTGCTTCAGCTAGTACTGTAGCAGTAGTTGTACCATCACCAGCATCTTTAACTGTATTTCTAGCTGCTTCTTTTATGAGTGTTGCACCCATGTTTTCAACCGGATCATATAAGACTACGCTTTCCGCAACGGTTACCCCATCTTTTGTTATGACCGGTTTGCCCCTCCCGTCCTCGTAGACTACGCATCTTCCTGATGCACCTAAAGTGGACTTTACGGCTCGGGCTAATTTATTTACTCCGGTGATTACTTTTTCTTTTGCTTCACCACCAAAGTCTAGGTTTTTCACCAATTCACTTGGTAAGTTGTATTCCATGGTATTATATTTTAGTTTATTAAATTAAATTGTCTATAGGTATTATTACCTAATGTGTATATATTTTAACCTTGAAGTCTTTTTATTTCAGCTTCAAGTATTTTAATCCTTTTATCGTCTCCAGGATTATTTCTTTTTTTTAGTTTTTCTATATCAGATAACAAGTCTTTGATTTGCTCTTCTTTTGACTTAACAATATCTTGACCACTTGGAGGTTTATTAAACCCCTTCATTTTGAAAGCCATTACTGCTGAGGACCTATAATAGCGTCTAATTGATCTCCAGTCATACCAAACTCGTCCATCAATCTTCGAGCGATAGCTTTACCTCTGTTAGACTCCATTGGATCTTCCATAGCGGATAGTTGATCTAGTAGTTGTTGTTTTATATTTTCATCAGCTCCACCAGCCTCTACCGCACCCGTTTTCTTTGTGAATGGGGAAAATCCCCTCATTTTAAAAGCCATATTATTTTTCTTTTTTATTTTTTAATTCTTGCATTAAAGCGTTGTGTAAGTTTTCATGAACACCTGGTTGTATAGATCCATCGTTAACAAACTCACTTAGAAACTTAACTTCATCCTTTCCACTTCTAGATCGTGGAGGTTTAGGTAATATTGCTAGCTCGTTGTCATCTTCACCTATCTCCTTTTCAAAGTTTCTTTTTGCGATAGTTTTTTTAAAAGGAAAATTTCCTTTCTTGTATTTCATCTTAAACGCCATATTTCTTATTTTAACTTATTATTTATTCTTCTTCAAAAGTTACATCATGACCTCTTCGCCTTATTAATTCATTCCTACTAATTTCACCTTCATTATAAAGTTGTATATCTTTATCAATTTCCATATCAAGAGAATCTCTAGAGTGGGTCATTTTTTCTTCCCAATACTCCTCTGCTAACTTACTAGCCTCTTTACTTCTTAAATTAGATAGGTATTCTAGTAGTCTATCGCTACCTCCTTCACCAGATTTTATTTTTGCTATTTCCTCAGCGCTTAAGCCTTCCCATCTATCATCTTGTTTCATTGGTGAACTACTACCCATCATTTTAAAAGCAACCTTGTTGCCTGATCTCATTTTAAACGCCATAATTATTTCTTTTTTTCTAATGATTTTAAATATGCTTTGTATTCCGCATCTGTCATTTGTGATTGAGGTTTACGACCAGTATATCTTGATTCAGGTATAATCCTACTTCTTTTCTTCAAATGCTTAGTAAATTTTGGTTTAGTTAGCGCGTAAATTGCTCCAAGTGATTTACCT